CTACTTCACATACACAAAGGCTTCGCTTGATGTCATATAGTATGTGCGCCCTTTGCTATTGTGCACCTTAACTTGTGGAGACCCATCTACAATTACCTTCTCATCTATCATGAATCCTTCCCCTGCATCCAGCGTACCCGCTACATCTTCATCCTGCCATGACGGTGTATCATAAAGCCGAAGGTTATCTACTTTCGAAACCACACGTTTCCCTTTCACAGATGACGATTCTTCTTTATAGCGAATGTATGATGAATCGTTATAAATCCACTGATTTCCTCCAAGATTCAACCAGTTTCCTACTTTACCCCAGACTTTATATGCTTCACCTTTTTGTAAATTACGAATAACACTATTTGTTGTGGATGGACCAGAGCGAAGGTTGACATTGTATCCATCAATATGCGCTACTCCCACTTCATTAATAACACCAGGTACTTCATTTGGTTGCTGTGGTTTCGCTTCAATTGAAATAGAATCCCCATTATATGCTTTTAATACATCAGCACGGAATTTTGATTCCGATACACCATGACTGCGAAGATAGTCAATCGGATCTTCGTGATCTGTGCCACCAAGCTTATACGTAATATCTTTATGCGTCCACAATCCAATGGATGGATCAATGTTTCTATCACGTAAAATCTTAGCTAGTAGCTTCACATATCTCTCATAGGATTTTTTAAATTTAATAGGATCACTCGTTTCAGAGAGCTCTACATGAACAAATCGTTTATTGGCTGCTGGACCTGCTCCCCATGCTTGATACTTAGTAGAAGCAATTTGAATTGTTTCATCCCAATCTGTTGCATAATGTACAAATGCGGAACGCCATGTTCTTGCTTCATAGTTTCGGATATTAATAGCAGGTGCTTCTGGAGTGGCTGTAGAATGTGCTACTACACCTTCATATGCCCCATATCCATTGTGATATTCAGCTTTAGGTAACCCTGGAATAATCATTTCTCGATCAGCAAAGACACTACCTGCCGAAGTAAATATAATGATAGCTGCAGTAGAAATTGAGGCTAATAATTTAATAGATTTTTTCATTTTTCGTCACCATTCCCCATAATTTTTTGTTTAATGTCTGATACATCTTTTGAAAGTGAACCAAATGCTTTTGCCTGTTCTTCAATGACTGCCTGGTTTTTCTCGATTACTTTTTGATACTGTTCTTCACGCTGCTCATTCTTTTTTTGCGTAGTAAAAAGCATCCACACAAATAACGCTGCGAATACTCCTTGTTGAATCATTGAATTGAAGATTTGTTCCTCCACTGTTCTCATCCCCTTGAGCAAAATAAATAAGCCTGCTTATGCACGCTTAACTTGTACGATTTAAATTAAAAAGTTCATTGCAATATGAATTGTATTCCCACTCTGAACACCATTTACGAAAATCCCACCATCACTTTTAACTGTAACCTCACAAACTGTTGGTCCATTGCCATAAGCAAGTGCTGGGAAAGCAATATTTTGTACAGGGCGAAATCCAGTCGGAAGGGTTGCGAATACTGTCGTATTTGTCGGATTTCTAACTGATCCAATGACAGATATCTGCTCACCGCTTCTTTTATATTTCATATTTCTATCAGCTACATTTTCTATCCCAGTTGTAGGAAGGTTAATCCAACCTGTATCATTATCAGCGGTTGCTATCTTTTTACCTTTCAAGGTTGCTGATCCATCAGGACGAACTATTAACCCACTTTGAGAATCCCAGGGAGTAGCACCGAATCCCATGTACAGATATTCTTCACCGTTTTTAGCCTCTTTGAAACGTCCAATTCCGCCACGATTAACGATTACGTCTGTGTCTTTATCCATGTAGTGTAACCCGCGAGCAGAAGCACCTGTAGCCTCGTCAGGTTGAGCCATCATAAGCTGAGCATTCTGAGTGAATCGTGTAAGCCCTATGAATGAGTCGTTACTCTTCTTCATGAGATTGGTATCTGTATTTACGTTTAACTTCTTATTAGTGTTATCGTAGTGGAGAACATTCAAGTTGTTATTCTGACGGTCTTCAATCCAAAACGAGCCATTTGATCCAAACGCTAATGAGATTAAATCTTTTGTGCTATCCTTAGACGTAATACGCTTTAAAGCTAAACCTACATGAAGATTCAGGTCACCTATCATGGTGTCTCCGCTTTTCTTAACAACATCCATAGCATTTAATTTCTTCTGCAACTCGTCTAACGTTTTCTTAATAATCTCAAACTCAGAAATATAGTTTTCGATTTTAATATTTCCTTCTTTCACATCTCGCCTTAATGTAATTCGAATGTCTGGTGTACTCATTCGTTCTGTACTTTTTTCCATAACAAAATAAGCTGTCCAATCATCCGATGTGGAAACAGCCTGCGAGGACAATGTATATGAGAATACGCCATTCTTTGCATCAACTATTTGAGCATCATCTCGAATGAATACTCCTGTATGATTTGTTGCTTCATATTTAACCGCATATCCTGTTAAATCCACACTCTGCCCTTTTTCTCTTGCGTACACCGTAAGCTTCAATCCATTCTTGTCATTCTGCCGAGAACGAATTGTTTTGGTAAACACAGGATCTGCTAAATCTATAATAATTTCCTCATTTCGCATAACTACCCCTCTTTCTAGCTACTCCTTTTTACGTGTCTAGACGGTCTTCTCTGACGTTTTACTCTGTTCCTATGTTTTATATTTCCTTTAGGTTGTAATGGCTCTAATTCTTCTAATCTAGCATCCGTTTTTGTCACATACTCTTGAAATGCGCTTGTCAATTGTGAAAGCATCCCGTATAGACCTACACCATTTTCTTCTGCTTCTTTTGGAATAACTAAACCATAATGTGTAGGAATTGCATCTGTAGTAATTGTTGGCTCTCCTTCCTTACGATTCATACGCATCTCATACAGTTTTGGAATATCGGTTTTCAAATTGTACTGTTTAATTTCCCATTCCATTACCTTTTCAAGTGCGCTGAATGCAACAGGACGGATATTGGTTTTATAGGTTTCTTTTGAAGAAACTTTGAAGTCTGAAGCAATTACTCCTTGATAATATGTCCCAAGGGCAGTTTTCACTTGGATATACCCATTGTCCCAACTTGAATTTCGTATCATTGCATTTGGAAGTACGATATCTGTATCTCCTCCAGATGAAACCCCAATACTTGCAATCCAATTGTCATTACGATAAAAGCGGAACTGATCTTTGACTTTAAACCTCATATCAGTTTGAGCATTTAGGACAATCATTTTGTCAGCATCAAGCATTGCATTCCCTGTTTGCGAAAAGTATAAAGAAGCTGCATTCAAGTATCCATTGCCATCAAGTCCTTTTGTAATTCCAATTCCACCAGACTTAACGCTCGTATCTGAGAATTGGTATACCATAATAGCACCATTTGCCCCTGTAGAATCTGAATCTCCACCTAAAATAAGAGTAGGTTGTATTTCATTTCTACTATTTTTGTAATACCCTACAAACACCCTTGTTCTAGATGACTCATACAAGCGTATGAATTGCTTTGAAATATTTACATAGTTGACACTATCTGAAGTTCGTAATGTTGCACCTGTTATTTCTCCACCTTGCACAAGATTTCCACTCAACGTACCTGCAGTAATAAAATCAGCAACAATTCTTCCATCACTTGTAATGGCAGTTCCGTATGGTCCATTCACCCCTGTGGAAGAATACCCTAATCCATTCAAATTCCATTGCCAAACCTTTTTCGCACTCTTTTCATCTTTCGTGTCCATAATTAAAATACGATCTGGATAAATACGGACATGCCCTCCGAATCCTGAATTAATAAGGCTTGTAGCATTCGCTTTTGCTGCATCCAAAATAGAGCCTGGCATATTGGATAACTCTTCTTGTACCTGATCAACTCTACCGGAAACGTCCGTAAAGGATTCTTTAAAGTTACCAATGGTTATATCCAGATACTCTTTTTTTATCGGATCATATTTATAAGCAATTACCTTCGCCTTTATATCAATACCTTCTTCTTGATGCTCAACCGTAACCGTATCTGCCATATAAACACTTTGTAAATGCTTCTAATCCTTATACTCTTCCGTTTGTGATAACTCCTGAAACGTAACGTTATAAGTTGCTTTAGGCTGATCAACCTTTTGAATAGCAAACATATCCTTCGCTGCCTGGCGTAACAACCTATATGCCTCTTCTAACGGAACTGCATCTTCATCGTCAGCATTTTCACCAATAGCTGCTTTAATATGTTTAAATTCAATCACGTTAATTTTAGGATGAGGATACTTGTTTATAAGTGGACTATCCACATATTTTTCAGGAAGAAATAACCCATCAAAACCTTGTGGCATGATTCTAGTTATGGGACTTTTCCAATCCACATTACCTTCATATCCTAATAAATCTTTCTTATGACGAATCACTACTCCACGATCCATACCGCGATTTAGTAGCATCTTCACATCAAAATTATCTCGCTTTAATTCGCCGCCCCAACGATTAACAAATGAATTGTCTTGACTAGAATCCAATAATGCTTCCACAGGATTTTTACGGACAATACGTGCACTTGCTATCTTCGGTACATCTGAATAAAACTGAAAAGGATGCTTGTATTGGCATCCTGCTGACATACGATTCATAGCTCCATTACCATTTGTTGTTTCAGCGAAAATGTCTTCAATAAGATTTTCCGTTAAATCATAAAAGATATGGTAACATTGTGCTGTAATCTCACCCATGCTGACTTTAGGAGCTGCCACTCGAAATAGTTGTTCACCATCAGGAGTTGGAACTTTAATGATGCTCATTCCCTCTATTTCCAGACCACGTGGTGCAAACAATGGATAACTAAATGAAAATAAAAATAAACCATTGAGTTCTTCCTCCACAGGTGCGTTATAAATATTTTTATCTAAAGCCCCTATACCATTGTGTGTAAAATCAGACTCATTTGGTTTATATAAAGTAATCATATATATCTCCACCTTGGCCTGATTGCCATAAATTGAATTGCTCCTGACCACTCTATTGTATTTTCTCCCACGCCCAATATAGGAAACTGCCCAACCATTTTATGATTCATTGATATGGTATCGGTATATGCTTCAAGTATTTCTGACTCTATGACAACAGAACCATTCACATCTTTTATTTGAAAAGAGACGTCATTGATTGTTAGACGGAAAGTACCATTTCCCACAATCCAAAACTTAGGATCAGATTCAATTGTACCTGGATTATAAATTACACCAGGTTTGGTGAGCTTTAGATTTACATCCTCTGTATATTCAAAGGGATCTAGCGTGAAATCCACCTCAAATTCACCATGCTCTTCAATTTCAGTTATGATGTCTCCCATTTCAACATGCTTAATCTTCCGATACACATCGTCATCTGTGAAAAAGAGTGTTTTCCCTTGTAATAACCAAGGTTTTGCACGTCTTATGAAAGGTTTAATATTTTCCCTTTCCAACATATTAAATTTCACCTTAAAAGGGACATTTTCATATGCCCCTTTCTTTCTAAGCGAACCATGTCGTCCTGGTATTTCTATATGTTCTACCTTTTGTTTTGCAGTTGGAATCACTGGACGACCTACTAAACCTAATCCGTAACTACTTGCTAATTCATTATCGATTCCTATATCCAACAATTAAGTCGTCCTCCCTATTCCTATTTTTGAATTACGCCCTTTTTGAGCCAGTGCATCATCTATTTTTCCGGCCATACGGTCGATATCACGATCATCCCTCACTGAAGGATTATAAATATTAATTACAGTTGGTTCAGTAGACATCGTTGCTGCAATCCCTTCACCAATCTCACCTAATGTCTTTTTATTCAATGGTAAAACTGCTACTCGCCCCGCTTCTCCTGCACCTTGCAACGGACCATTACTCATACCGAAAATGGTAGGTCTAGTAAAGATACCGCCTTTTGCACGCCATTGGACATCGATACCAGATGGGAAAGTAATGTCTTTACCCAAAATATTTTTCGTACTAGTTTGCAGACTAAAGTGTGGCATTTTAGGCATTTCCGGTTTTGGAATCTTTAATTTCAAATCACTGAAAAACCCTTTGATTTTATCAATGAATCCCTTCACCTTATCCACCGCATCTTTTATCGGGTCAACGATAAACCTCTTTGCTGCATCAAACTTTTCTTGCGCTGCATTTTTTACAGAATCAAATTTTTCCCGTGCCGTATTGTACATATCATTGAACTTCTCTTTTGCAGAATTATAAGCTGAAATAACTGGATCAATAATATATTTATAAACTAGATTCCATGCCGTAAGTGTATAAGATTGGATTTTCGCCCAGTTACCTAGTATCCAATTCGCTAAATCATTCAATTTTTCTTTCGTTGCATTCCACAATTCCTGAACAGGCTGAATGACATATTGTTTTATTAGATTCCACGCTGAAAGTGTATAAGATTTCGCTGTTTCCCACTGTGAACTTAACCAAGAAATCAAATCACTGAATTTTTCTTTTGTTGTACTCCAAGCTTCTTGGACTGGCTGAACGATATATTGCTTAAATAATCCCCACGCAACTTGCGCCACAGCTTTTGCAATTTCCCATTGTGTACCTAACCAAGCAACCAATTCACCAATTTGTTTACTCACCCAATCATACGCTTCTTGAATTGGTTGAATAATATATTGAGATATGGCCGCCCAAGCAATTTGTGCTCCAGCTTGTATTAATAACCATCCAGCCTCAAGAACTGTAGAAATCAAAGAAATAATTGGATCTAAAACCGTAACAATAGTATTCCAAGTTTCTTGCCAAGCTGTCTTTAATTGATCCCAAATAGAAGTTGCCGTTTCAACAATACCCGTCCACAATCCACTGAAAAATTCACCTAAAGGAGACAATATACTATCTGCTAATTCAATGAATGAAGACCAAGATTCTGAAAAAAAATCAGTAATACCTGTCCAAATTTCAGATGCTGTATCAGAAATACCCGTCCATAGATCAGTGAAAAATTGACCTATAGGTTCAAAGAACTCATTTACCATATTAAAAAAATCTGACCAGGCTCCAGAAAAGTAATCAACTGTGGCAGACCAACCATCACTGCATGCCTGAACTATACCTGACCACAATTCACCAAACCAATCTTTAAATTGTGACCATTTTTCAGAAAGCCAATCTGTTATGGCACCCCAGTTTTTTATTAACATGATAATACCAGTTATCACCAAGGAAACTGCTGCAATGGTAGCTATTACAGATAAAAACGCCAGATTCAATGCACCAAATGAAACAGCTAGAGCTGCTACAATTGGAGTTAGAATAATAAACGCCGCACTCAATGCACCCATCACGATTAAAAGCGTTTGATCGGCTTCGGATAATTTACTAAACCAATCCATTACAGCTTTAACTCCATCAACAATTGGAGGTAAAATATCTTTCGCTAATTCTGCGAATTTCTTTCCAAGTGGCTCTAACGCAGCCTGTGTTTCTCTTAATGCTTTTTGAAATTGCTGCCCCAAAGATTCTTCCTGAAGTTTCTTCATTTCATCCATACGTCCAGTTACATCACCAAGACCACCATGTACATTATTTAAACTAAGTACAGCGTCAGCGCCCATGTCTTCCCATTTCACGCCAAATAAAGCAACACCAATCTGGTTTGCTTTTACTTTGTCATCCATCTTTTGAAGATCACCTAACACAGCATTAAAAACATCCGCTGCAGTTCCCTTACCTTCATTGAATGACTTCCATACTTTTTGTGTCTCTTCAGATAAATCGCCGAATCCTTCTGATACACCTTTCGAACCATCTTGTACACGGATACCAAATTCTTTCACCAGGTCATTGATATAGTCTAAGTTATACGAACCACTTTTTGTTCCATTTGCTAAAATCGTAAACATTTCTTGAGCACTAAAACCACCTTGTTTAAATAAAGGCGCATATTCAGAGAGGTTATCAAATAACTCGTCTGAATAATTAAGACCTTCTTGAGCACCGGCAGCAAGTAAATCAAATGTTTCTTGTGTAGATAAACCAAATTGGCTCATTAATTGTCCTGCACCACGTGTCGCTTCGTTTAAATCCACATCATAAACTTTAGCTAGTGTTAGAACATCTTCCGACGCCATTTGAAGCTCGTCTTACGGAACATCACGCATATTTTGATAGACTTTTATCAGTGCATTATCTACCTCTTCAAGATTTTCACCAAAGCCTTTTTTCCATGTATCAACAGCAATTTTTTGAAGATTTTCGGCACCTTTCCCAGTCAATCCTAATGAAGCTTGAATTTTCCGCTGTGATCCATCAAACTCTATTGCTGTATTTACAATCGACTTTCCCATTTCAATCAATTTTTCGGATATTCCTTGTAGAACTTCAGCGGCTTCCATTAAATTGTTCATATCAAGTTTCTTATTGATTTCCGCCATTCCATCCGCCGCTTGTGAACCACTTCGCCCAACACTCTGTAATGAGTTTTCAAATTGCTTTAATGTCGTTTTTGCTTGGTTTAATTTAGCTTCAAGTTGCTGCACCTCTGTGGAATTCTCACCATACGCACGTTTTGCTGTGCTTAATTGTTGTTCTAAATTGTGGACGACTTTATCCGTCATTTCTGTTTGCTGACGTAGTTGTTTCTGTGCTAATTCCAACTTATCCGCTTCACTAGCGTTTGCTCCTAATTCAGCATTCTGAAGTTTAAAAGAGCTTGTTAGCTTTATTTGTTCTGCTTCAAGTTTCTTAGAATTCTCTTGTAAATCCAGTAAAGTTCCTCGTGCCTCCCTAGCTTCAATTGCTTGCTCGGAAAGACCTCCATTCACTCTTTTCATTGCATTATCAAGAGAAGTTTCAGCACGTTCTGCATCAAGCAACTTCCCGTACATTTTATTGAGTTGTTCAGCGGTTGTACTTGTGTCCTTGGACATAGCTTGATATTCAGCACGCAACATAGCTGTACGTTTCTTGGCTGCTTCCATTTGAATTTCAAGCTTCTTCTTTTCAGCAAGAAGTTTATCAGTCATCGTCGCATCTTGGCCCATTGCTGCAATATGATTTTTATATTCTTTCGCTGCATTATTCATAACCATATTGATTTGTTTCAATGTATTTGCATACTGAACCTGACCATCCATTTTAAAATTAAGGACGACGTTCCTTTCTTTGCTATTCCCAGGCATTTTCTCACCTCATTTCTTATAGGAATGGTGTTTGATCTAGCGTGTAAATTTGTTTCGTTTTCTGCTCATGTAATGCATCCGGATTATTGTATCTGAGATGCATAATGAATTGTTTTAAAAAATGTGCAGGTGTTATTTTCCAGAAGTCATTCATACTTAAACCAAGCAACGTATTACCAACATAAAAATAAAAATCCCAGTCCAATTCGGACTGAGATTCCTCGTTTTTAGTCAGTATGTTTTTTACTTTTTTTCTTGCTTCAGCTTCTCCATATCAGAAGTTTGGGAAGTTTGGCCACTGAAAATTTCGTATACAACGATGAAGATATCAGGTAAATCATCCATAGGAATGGCACCTTTCAATTCAGCTAATGTACATTCCGTACCGCCGCTACGTACCATCGCATAAATTAATGCACGCATCAATTTCGCTTCATTTTCTCCCAGGCTAAATTGACCTTTTCCTAACATATCATTCATTTCTTTTTCAAATTCATGATAGGGTGTTCCATAGGCCTCTTCCACATAAGGAAAAGATTCAAAAGTAAAAACAACAGGGATTGTAACACCCTGTATTTTAATACTATTTCTAGTTATATTAACGTTAACTAAATCACTTAAACGTGCCATACTATCACTCCTTATTTCCCTGGCGCCGATGTTCCACCAAGTTGTGTTAATTGAGATTCATCACAAATGACTTGTTTTAAGAAATCTTCAGCTTTAATTCCTTTTGCCTCTGGATCACCCGTATCTAATTCAGCTTGTGTTACGTCATTACTTAACAATGGATCTGCTGTAATTGTGTAAGCAATGTCATCCACAGTCATTTCATCACCTTGTGTTTTCCAAGATTCTTCTACTGGAGCAACTGTACATTTTGGGTACCAACGTAATATTTTTGTTCCATCATTTAAAGGAAATACAACACCTACTGCGAACTTTGGGTACGCCTTCGCTTTCGCTGTTTCAAAAGACACGCCCTTTTTACGTGTTTTGGCAAAGATTTTATCTTTCACTTCACGATTTAGACCAGCAAGATTAAAAGCTAATCCAAACGCTGTATTTTTGACAATGTTAATAATTTTTTTGTTAGATGCCCACTTTGTAAAATTAGTAGAAGTAGTGGAGATCGTTAAATCAGAAATGTTCGTTTGTCTATAAACAATATCCTCATTAGTTGGTAGTGCACTAGAAGTTTCATTTCCCTTCATCAAGCACAGATATAAATCTTCGATCCCTACTGAATATTGAATTTCTTTATTTTCAACTGTCATGTATATCATCCTCACATTCTATCCATTATTTTTTGTGCCATAATATCAGCAATTTTGTCACCTTCTGCATCAAAGGTATTCTGGACAAAGTGTTTTCCCTTCACACGTCCCTTACCATTTGCTTTTTTATGGCCATGTTCAACTAAGTACCAATACCAGGCCTCATCTTTAAACTCCACAGATACACGATCATCTTTCACAACAACCTTTAGACTATCTCTTAAATGTGTCCGCTTATTTTTACTGGATGCTTTGATTTTGGGTTTTAATTTACTCGCAAAATACTTGGCTGCTTCTTCTAATACATCTAATTCGACCTTTTTATTCACTCGTAATAGCGTATTAATATCTTCTAAAGCTTCAGCAAAGCCATTGTTACTTGAAGCCATTACTGGATACACCTCACATACGTTATAAACTGCGTGATAGTGTCGTCGTTCTCGTCATAACCCATTCCATCGAATTGAGAATAAGACACGCTTGCTTCGTTAAAAACAGCCTTTAATGGCTCATAATCTTTTTCAGTTCCATTTGTAATGACTGCAATTTGATAAAGCGGCATATCTTTTAGAACCTTATTAGAAGCTCTTTTATGTTGCTCATTCACAAATTCATACACAATATAAGGGTAATCAATCCCTGTAGGAGCACTATCACGAGAAACTGGAATACCAGATTTCTTCATAAGGCTTCGCAACTGTTCAAAACTAATTTGCATACGATAGTGACACCTCCATCAGTCTGTCTTCTTCTTTTACATAAATGCGCTCAATGTTATAAATACGTCCACCAACTTTTACACGATAGTCCTTTTGATCGTTTTCAATGTCACGATCAATGCGTACTTCAATTTTCTTTACAATTTCATTCGTATCTTTTGTTGTAAATTTATCAGTGGCTGTAACTCCAATGTTGTTATAGCGAAGTTTCCGTTCTAACGGATATCCCATAACCACTCGGTCATTTTCCGGATCAATGGTCTCTCCTAATTTAAGTAGCTCACCCATCCACTTGAGTTTATTCGTCTTTCTCTTCATCGGCATAAACCTCCTGGACAAAGAACGGTGTTAAAGCATCAAGTGCCTGTTCTAATTCTTTTTCAGAGACTCTGTAATCATAGATAAGGCCGGCGACCATAATAATTAAATACTCGGTCTGTTTACCTGTCGCATTCTTTACATACGTCTTTGCTTGAGTGATATAAAAAGAGAGCATGGTTTCATCCATACCCTCTTCCCAATGAATATGAGATTTTAATTTCTCAATTAAATCTTCCATATTAAGCACCTGGTGTAGTTTGCTCTTTCAAGACGTACTTATAAACTGGAACTTCAAATGGTGAATGAATTAGTTGCGCATCTAGTAAATTCCAAATACGGAAACCTACACGGTTTGTACGTGAGAATAACTCAACTAATTTTTGTACTTCTAACGATCCAATTACATCTTGAATATAGAACTTAGAGAAGTCACCGAAGTAGAATACTGGTGTATCTGGTGAATCAGAAATGTCAATTGCATCTTCTTCCTCAACAGGGAAGCCTAATAACGTATAACCAATTCCACCTTCCGCTTGATTAAACGGACGAAGTAATGGGAAACCGTCATCTGTTTTCATAGTTTCAATTTTTGTTAACGCTGCTGTATTTAATACCCAGCGTGCTTTTTTACGTACTTCTTTAACAGGTGTATTTTTCATTTTTACTAATGCATCATAAAGATTTTTTTCATCTGTTTTAAACTCAACAGCTCTCTTTGCTAATGCACCATCATTGATGTTATTCGCTTCATCACCATTTACCATATATTGCGTTTCTTTACGAACATAAGCTTTTTTCAGCTCGTCCATAACAATTTGTTCAATCGGTAAACCTGTACGTGCTAATAACTTTTTCGTTACAGTAGCAAGCGCATCAAATTCTGTTGGTGAAAGTTCGATTTCATCGAATTCAATATCTGTTTCTGGCATTTCATTATTTGTTCGCTCATTTTTATGTCCTTGCGCTTCTGCCTTTTTAACTAAAACAGGGTACTTAATGTTCTCTTTTGTTTTTACTCCTGTCCCTAATCGGCGTAAGAAATTTTCTTCTTGAGCATACGTAATAATTTCTTTACTTAAGAAATCTGGAATTGTAACAGAACCGTTACCAGTCACTAAGCCTAATGCACGAGCTTCCTTTTCATCAATATTACCTACAATGTAGTTAGCGAATACAGAACGAATTTCCGTTTCTTTGTTTGCACGATGACCTTTAGTAGAAAGAGCTGCTGCAATAGATGCTGAAATAGCGGAACGTTGTTCTTCTGACAGTTCCGTTTTTTCATTCGGCTTTTCTTTTGCTGCTGGATCTTCTTTTTTCTCTGTATCATCGTCTTTCTTTTTGTCTGGATCTTCTTCCTTTTCTTTCTCTTCTAATTTTGCTAACTCATCAGTGATTGTTTGCACTTCCTTTGTTAATGCTTCTACTTCAGCTTTAACTGCTGCTAGTTCTTCTGAACGAACTTCATTTTTTTCTACTTTACCTTGTAATTCTGCTAATCGAGATTTCGTTCTTGCTAAAGATGCGTTTAAAATTTCTTTTACATTCATGTTAATTTTCCTCCAAGACTTTTTTTATTTGTTTAATAAGATTGTTTCTTTCTTCTGTATCATCTTCCACAACTGTTTTTACGGCTGCTTCTTCACTTCTCATTTCAATCATGGCTGTATTTTCACCCCTGATTTCAATGGAAGTGGCAACATATGCAGGTGTCATATCCAAAATAGAAACTTCTAAGAGTTCTAATTCTTCAATAGATCGTTTTTGAACACCCGCTTCGCCCTCTTCCCATGAGTCCTTTTCAGAAACAAAGCCAAATGACCAACCACGCAATTCTTTATCTCTTGCTTTCTCAATTACTTGTTCATCTGTAACTGTAGCGATGGCTCTTAATCCAATATTGTCTTCATACAATTCCAGATTGCCGTTTTCAATAGAACCAAGCTTTCTATTTTTGTTGTGATTAAAAAGCAAGTCCACATTCTTTGCTTTACTCAATGCTTTCTCGAACGCTTTTGGAACAATTCTTTCCTTGAAATATCCCCTGGGCGAAGGCAACATGCGGCTTTCTCTGTCCACAACATTTACATAACCATCAAGTATGACTTGATTCCCTCGGACTTCAATTTTCAATCTCTTCACCTCCTCCCAATGAACCGTCTGCTACCTCTTTCTTTCCGATTTCAGTTACATCATTTGAAATGTATATAGCTTGTGATTCCTTTGTACCTTGCATAGGGAATCCAAGCATATCGGCAACATGATCAGGTGAAGTAATAGCTGTACGCACAAGGTTATAACCGATATTTGTCTTGTTGCTATAAGTAACAAAATCAAGAATATTAATCTTGAATTTAATTCGTTTCCCTGAATTCTGGCCATAAAAAAGAAGACTCAAATGGTCTTCAAAATTTTTCATTATTGGTCTAACTGCTTTATTGTGGATATACATCATTGCTTTCTCAATATCTTCTTTGATTAGCTCTGTGTATGTATCCACGTTTATGCCTAAAAACTTACCCAAATCCTTTTTATATACATTTAGATATGCTAGAGTCTTTTCATCGTCTAGTGGGCTTTTAAGCGTGTCTATTGAGTACCCTTTTCCAAGAGGAATCATTTTTACAGATCGTGATTCATCGATGGATTCCAGTTGATCTAAAATTGCATTGATTAACTTTGACTGCGCGCCATTCTGTGGATTGATATGAGCATCCAAGTTTAGCAAGAATGCTAACAGTCCACCCTTTTTATATTTATCAGTTAAAGTTTTCTCAGCTGACATAACGCCCTCGAGTGTATCTCTTCCTAAATCAAGAATACCTTTTCCTCTTACATGATCTGCACCAATATTTTTTACATGCCGAATCATAAATGGAGGAATCTCATGACCACCAATATTAAAATGCTCTACTAAATTATCATCTAACTCTGTAAATACATTTGAAGCTAAATGTATTTGAGTGCCGTTTAATATCGGGAATGTTTCTCCCTCGAGTAAATAGGTATTTGTCATTAATTTGATAAATTCAGATTGCGTTAAATAATCATTAGGATTCCTTAAAATACGAAGTGCAATATCATCTTTAGTTTCATTCCCGCATTCATCTTCCACAACGATATCAGCCAATACCATTTGATTACTGATATCTTGTAACAACTCGTAAACATCGCTAGATTGTAAGATGTTTGAATCCGTAACATATACACCGCCGTAACGAATGCTTTTTCCTAAAACGTCATCCAAATAACCACGCTTTTCAGCCTTTTTAAATAAATAATTTGAAAACCGATCTCGTAAACCCAATTTCTCACCGCCTTCCTATCTATAAATCTCACCAATTAATTCATCCATTCCCTCTTCACTCACATCATCCATAATCATCATGGTTTCTTTATGAGCAACTAAAAAAGCAACAAATCCATCAATCTTCTTTTTGGACTGTCGCTTACTAGGGGCTTTCATCCCGTTAATATTTGTAACTACTACAACATTAAGAGCACAATAAACAAATAAAGGATTGTCAGTAATTAAACGTTTTTCATAAATTAGTATTTCTGAATCATCAAGCATTGCATTCATAACATTAGGGAATTGATTTACAGCAATACATTCAAGGCCTAGGTTCTCAAGTTTTTCAATTAACTTTTGTGACATCGCTGGGTCGTAGTTTATTTGTTGTACGTCATATAAATTCATACATTCCACAATGTAGTCCATAACCTGATCTTGGTTTATCATCTTGCCATCACAAAAAGTAACAAAACCACGTTCAACCATATCGGTATAAGGAACATTATCTTCTTTTTCTCTAAATTCAATGTTATCGGTGGGAATAAAGTACATTTGTTTCACTTTTAAAATGGAATTACCTTCCTCATCATGAGTGGGGAAATTCAAACTTACACAAGTTAAATCCGTTGTTTTCGATAAATCCAATCCTATATAGCATACTTCTCCTGTGAGATCGCCTAAATCTTCTACAAGTACATGTTGAACTTGATCGTGTTCAAAATAATTGTCTGCCCTATTTACAAAGACATTTAGATGCTTGGAAAGAAATCCTGCTTTTGAAGGGCCGGATGGTTTTGCCTTTTTAAACTCTATTTCAAGTTGTTCCATGGTGACGGAAACACCAATGTTTGGATTCACCATCGCCCAAACTTTACGATTTTCCCAATCATAATTTTTATTCGGCTCCCAAATTGCAACAAATAAAGAATCGTCATTATCATTTTCAAGAACTTGTTTTGCATATTTATATACACGCATACCAACAGAAGATGAGCCTTTACCAGCCGTCGAAATATTTAACATAATCGGCTGTTCACGAGAAATCTGTGCTGATTTCAAGTTATCATACATATCCATATTCTCTTGCGCATGAAGTTCATCATTCAACACAAAATAAGGGTTCTTTCCTTCAAGACCCTTTGTGTTTTTTGTTAGTACTTTGAATTTATTTTGATATGCAATTCCATTAATGTTATAACGATACATCGCACCACTGACTGTACCATTCACACCTTTATAAATTTGTGTATGTCCTGCCAGAGGCTCGGAGTTTTCTATGGCTTGTGCAATTGGTTCAGCTGCATTTTGTGCTTGTTCATAATCCGATGCCGCACAATAACAATCCGCACCAAGTTCACCTTCTCCATACATCGCATAAAGCAATGCACCTGCTGCAATAATGGTTTTCCCGTTTTTCTTTGGGACTTGCACATATGATTCACGAACAACACGAACGGTCTTACCTTTTTCATTTTTATGATACCAACCGTACATATTCGCAAAAACAAACATTTCCCATAACTCTAATTCCATTAATTGACCTGCAAGCGGTCCTTTAACATGTCGAACAAACGATTGAACAAAATCTAGCATTTCATTTGCACAATCTACATCAAACCAAATATCTTTACGCTTTTTCCACTTCTTATAACGCTCTACAGCAAGAATGATCGACTTTGGGTATTTCTTTTTATTACGCATGACGTTACTCGCATACATATCAGCATAGTTAACGTCTGGTGTAATAATCATTTAGATTTCCGCCATTTCTCACGATGAGCCGCTAATTCGTCTTGGGGTTCATTCGATTGCATATTTTCATTGTTTTTTTGTGTTTTTTGCACACTTTTTCCCTTATTCGTCATTCCTAGAGCTTCTAACATTTTATTCTTCTTATCATTCCAGGTTTCAACTTGTTGAGCGAGCGGATGTTTCATCTCATTTACTGCTCCAGCCTTGTTTTTATGCGTTTTTGTAGGAGAAAAACCATCAGCTTTCCATTCTTCAAACATCGTTTTATAAATGATAAAAGCATCTAAATAATTATCCATTAATGGTTCTAAAGAAGGTGTGAATATGCCCTCATCAGTCAACAAATTCACAATCCTTTTTCGTTCTTCATCCCTTGCTACATCTAGCATTTCAATCTTTTTCTTCTTGGACATACGAGCCATTTTCACACCCCCTTACTTTTTTCAACATTGCGCAACCATTGGCGTGCCCCCTACGCTACCTATCCTCCCCAAAGAGGAAATTTTAATTTTTGATAGGGGGGCTTCCAAAATAACTCGGAAAAACTTTTTTCGGTTTATCTTCATTTTCTTCGATTGTATGACAAACTGGACAAAGTAATCTGAGGTTATTCTCTTCTAATTTAAGAGTTGGGTCTTCTTTGATTGGTATTACGTGGTGAACATGAGCACTTCGACCAAAGACGAACCTTCCACATCGCTGACAGCAGCCATTCTCTCTTTCATATACCTTTGACCTGACATACTTCCATGCATCAGTACGATAGAATGATTTGTTCTCATGGTGATAGATATTCTTCTTACCTTTCTTCTTCCTTGGTTTGTTACGCTTATGTTCCCCGCAGTAACGTCCTTTGCTTATCTTGTTATGGCAGCCATTGAAGTCACAATATTTCATGATAGTAATTCAATGATGTCTTCTTTCTTTTTAACATCAGCTGGAATTTCAATGCCTAACTCATCAGCATGCTCACGTAATTCTTTTACTGTCTTGTTACTTAAGATAAACTCGGTTCCTGATTCACCAATTACTAACTTATCTTTAGTCAAATACCCTCCTGTTGCAAATCCTTTATCTGCAATCATGCTCTCAGGATTAACCGTTACTTCAAATCCTGGTTCTTCACCAGTTGACACAAATAGACTCTTCTTCTTTTCGTTATCCCAATACTCTGTACCTGATATTGTTTTTCTAACTTCAGTAATCATTTATTCTCCTCCAAAATAATAAAAACACCCGTTATGGATGCTTTATCATCATTTACTATTTGTTTTCAATTACGGTATGTGAAGTTTTATTCTTCTTCCAATTACCTACTGCCACTGCATTCATCAATATTATTAAGTAACTGGAAGAAGAGCAAAAGCTCTCCTTAATAACAGTATCACTCAATCAGTACCATCTGCTGGTTTCGGATTTTATGTGCCGTCATTATGAAACCGTTTAGACAACATATAGTTTATAAAGGAATTTATGAGTTATGTTTTCCGTCACTTCTCACAATACAAATATAACACGATCATTCCAAAACAGCCCGCACATTTCCTGCCAAAAAGCGGTCACGACTCTGCCATTTTTTTCACTATTCTCATTTCAAATTTTTCAATTTGATCTGTAAGTTCTACTTTAATCCCTAGTAACTCATGCTCTTTTGCTTTTTGCTTTTTTCTAATTAGCCACTCTGGATAAGCCAAGTCCTCTAATATCATTCTATAATAATTTGGATTTATCCTTAATAGATTCGGTTTTTCGCCTTGCAATATTTTAAATTCGACCAATTCACACAGTAGCTCTTCGCATACCAATCTATCATCACCTCATATCCAATATATTTAATTGATATACAGCATCTTATCATTTTATGATTGTCAATTACCCATATGTTTAATTGTGTGTCATTCACCAAAACGCTGCATCCCTTGTTATCACTGTTTTGATAAGACTTCCTTTTCTCAATTACACAGTACGATATTTATGGGTAATTAGTAGAAATATAAAAACAAAAAGCAATGATTAGATTTTAAATCTGCTCACTGCTTTATCCATTGCATCTTGGTTTACTCCGATATACCGTAACGTGACCATCTCTGACGAATGATTGAATATCTCCATGAGGAATGCTATGTTTTTCGTTTGCATGTACATATGATGCCCATAGGTCTTTCTGAGTGTATGTGTACCGATTCCATCCAATCCAAACTCCGCCGCTGGACTTTTTAATATTTTATATGCCATACTACGGCCAATCGGACGATTTTTCCCTTTCCTACTCTTCAATAAATATTCTCCAACGTCTCTTCCTTCGTTAAACCACCTCAGCTCTCTTTTTAAAGATGAGGTAATTTGAATACGTTTTTGCTTCCCTGTCTTCATTTCACGCATTGAAATGTGACTTCCTTGTACATCTCCTACCTTCAGTTTTAGAATGTCGCTTATGCGTAACCCTGTATTGATTCCCATTACAAACAGAATATAGTTACGCTCATTCTTTTCTTTTAAATATTCTTTGATTTGTTGTATTTGCTCTGGATCACGTATGGGCTGGACAAAATTCATAGGTCATCACCCCCGTATTGATTCTCTATCTCATAAACTTCTAATCTAAGAGCAAAGGCCAATTTATAAAACGCTCTCGCTTTCACACGTCGATACGTACGTTCACTCATGCCAATTTCGTTATACACCATATAATCGCACACATCTTCGTCTTCTAAATACCGTTTAACTATAATGTCCCTCTGATTTTTTCCAGCTGTACTGTTTCCGAATCGACTTAATGCTTGTTCAACTCGAAATGCCATTTTCTCTAACCATTCTTCACGCTTGCTTTGTTGAATATTAGAGATTGCTACATCTTCTAAAGGTTTGCCAACTGCATGTGTAGGACCATGCTCTCTCCTTTCATAAGAAGGAGTGACTTTCATTTCCTTACGCATCATTCCAAATTGCTTATATATACGTACACTTTCCAGAATACTCTCTACTTTCTCTTGTGTTGCTGCTCTATCGATTTTTGGTAAGAAAGATAATTGCTTCGTCATTCCAGACCACTCCTTTTATTTTTTATTACTTTTGTCTTAACGCTCCACGTCTACGCTCATAACAAGGTCTATGCATCCCCATTAAATCCTCAATTTCACGCGTGCTAAAATTCTCTTTTGTTTTTTTCTTTTTTGTTTGTTTAGTTTGTTTTTCCCATTCACGTAATTGATCTCTTAGTGCTTTCATTTTTCCATCCCCCTTACAAAATAAGAAAGAGGACACCATTTCTTAAAACAGCTTGATTGCTGTTCTAAAAATCGGTGTCCTCTAGTTTTCTAGCCGGACTATATTTATTTCATGATGCTAGGCTGTATAAAAAGATTTCTCCAAGCTTTATCTAGTCTTTCTTGCTCTTCTTTTTGTACAGCCTTTGTACGACGAGCGATTGCTTTTTTTAATTTCTTTTTCTTCATCTTATTCAAACCCTTCACTCCTTCTCTTTAAACACCCTTAATGTCCATTTTCGGGCGTTTTAACTAATTTGATACCATTACATTCAAAAATAATTAAAATGTGAATTGTACCTATACAATTTCACGAAATAAATCGAGCTGCATATCCCTTTCCCCTTCCTTCCAAACTAGCGTTTTCATAAAAAAATTTTTCACCTTTTAATCAGACACGCATATATTATTGTGTAGTAGGGCACTACAGTCCATACGTTCAAACCTTTTAGGCTAAAAGCACACTTATATGTGTGCTTTTTTTATTTACTTTCAAATAAAATTTTCATCTTAGTTCTCCCAAGGCGCTCTATTCATTTATTGTTGGTTTCGAAAAATACTTTTCACCTTTTAACTGGACAAGCATATGATATTGTCTGGAGAAAATCTCCACTCATAGAAATCTACCTTTCTTGTCCAAGAGCACAATATATATGTGCTCTTTTTTTATTTACTATAAAATGACTTTTTTCAGTATTTCTTTGTCACTCTACAAGAAAAAATACATACGATATATTACGCTGACAAATTGGACATTGTGAGCTATCATCTCATTGAAAGAGCATGCACTTTGTATGCTCTTTATTCATTGCAAAATAACGCTTTTGTTTAGTTTTACTCTTCAAAACTTGATCATACAAACTCATAAAAGTAGTTTATTTATTGCTTGTCTGCAGCTTAATATCTGGAATAATTTCTTGTGGTCTAAACAGTACTTTGTAATGGTATGCATCTTCGTACTTAGCATCTGTTTGTTCAATAAAGTAACTTACATTATCACTTAATCCGAGGTAATGTTTCTTATATTTACCATCACCAGTCTTGCAAGTTACAGTTATCTTCTTCCCATCACCAACGTCTAAAGCGCATAATCCCTCAATACTTAAAAGGTATTTATCAGTTATACCATTAAAGAACACTACTCTTCGTTGAACCTCAAATGAATCAGCTGATTTAAATAAATTTTGTGAAACTGTATCTGCTTCTGTACTACAACCTGCTATACCCGTTATTGCCATAATAGACATTAAACCTGCAATTATTTTCTTTTTCATTTTCCGCTCCCCATTTCTTATAAAATTCAAATTTGGTCTGACTTTAATAAATATGAACCTACATTTTTTCTCTGTGCTGATTTAAGATAGTCTCTAATGCAATTGCTGTTCCCTCATTCGCGATCCATTGACCACGATAGTAACCTGATAAGCCTAAATCTCCAGCCTCATACGCTTTGTTTGATTCCTTTCTGTTTTCTAGCGCTGATTGTTGCAATTGATTTATATATTCCTTGATTACTTCCTTCATTATCTTCAGCTCCTTTTTCAATTCTTTCCGTTTCTCACAATCGATTTCTTGAATCGTACTAAGGCATTTTTTCCAGTTCTAATTACTGGTGTTGTTACAACCTTTCTATATCCCATTTTCTGGTAATTACTTTTTTCATAAACGTTCTATAGCCAATTCCATTGGGCTTGGCTCATTCTAACCACACTTTTCCCAAACCTTTTCTTTTTAACGCTGGCTTCGTAGAGACCTCTTGATATCCCCAACCACTATTTAATTTACTGTAACATGTAGCGGCGTTTATGCCATTCGCCTCAGCTATTCTACGCCATTTCGTGTGCACTCCCTCAAACCTGTTATGTCTGACGCTTCTTCTAGATTCCATTCAGCTACATAAACACGATAATTTAGCGTCTTTCTACTAATTCCATTAAATAAAGCTCTTGCATATTCTTCATCGACCACCATTCTCCCTCCTAATCAAGTGCCATAAATTCTGCCCTAGTACGATTTGAGCAAGTTATCCTAATCTTCTGAATGTATTCCCCATGCTCTTCTATTGCAGCATTCCAAGCTTCAGCTTCAGTTTTAGCATCAAAACAGTCCATTTTTTGTCGTTCCTCTTTATCGTAAAAATACACTTCAAAGCTTGGATTCAAAAACTTCTCACTGGTGCTTATAGCGTCGTAGCAAAAACTCCCTATCACATCATCAATCGTTAATTGCTTCATAATCGCATCCCCAGTTATTTAATTTTTTCCGTATACGTAGTTGATACACGATCAACCTTCCCACTTTGCCACGTAATGATTTGTTCACCAAACCCTGTTACTGGAGGATTCAGCGGAGTAACTTCACCATTTTTGACCACGTAAATTTTATTAGCAGTAACATCAATTTCCACTTTCGTAGATTTCATACGACTGAAATCCCCCTTTTCTCGCTAGCTAACTTTTGGTTGCTGATTAAGTTGTAAATCTTGCTTCATTGACTCAAATTTAATTAAGTACGCTTTCCAACGCTTATCATTTTCTTCTTGTATCTTTATTGCTACTTCACAGTTACAACCGTTTCGTTCAGCTACACCTAGATAGGTTTTTTTAAAAATAATCCCTGTATCATGACATAATACACACATACTTATTCCTCCTTTTTGAAGTTTCGCAAACTGTAATTTTCACCATGCATTTTTATCACTTGAGTATCTTCCATAATCCGACTAAATTCTCGTTCTCCATACATTTCAGCTAACTCCATAACTCCAAAGTTTGTTGTAAATAAGTTTGTTCTTCCTAGCCTGCGCTCGAGAATATCTTTTGTTTTCGTTTTCTTCCAAGTAAGCCCCTCGGCATCTTTTTCCGTACCCTCTGCGCCGAAGTCATCTAATACAAGTACATCCACATTTGCGATGATAGACATTAGCTTGTCCTCTGTTAATTCGCTATTTTTATTCCATGTAGATGTGATTTTTGTAAAGAGTGCATTCATTTCTATAAACATTGCGCTGTAGCCTTTTCTCATAATTTCTTTTGTAGCCGCTACACATAAATGACTCTTTCCGACTCTGTAATTACCTGTAATTACGATGCTTTCTGACCTGTTAGGATCAAAGTTTCTAGCAAAATCCATTATTACTTCTTTAGCATTTGCTAATTCCGGTGTAGGTGGTACGTAACTATCAAATGTTGCTTTTTTTAACTTAGGATTTATAAGGCTGTTATCTGAAAACGAATCGTATAAATGAATAATTTCGTTTTTCTTCTTAATAGCCAGTGTTTCTTTTGCAAGTTGTTGGTCTTCTTGCTCTACCGATCTACATTGCGGACAAAACTCTTCATTTGTTTTTGCATCTATAAGTAAACGTTTATTACAAACGTCTTTAATTTTGTCTTTCCCGACCAAGAAAACATTTGTACATCTATTAGGAGACAACACATAACTTTGAACAAATTTACTCAAAATCGTATTTTTCGATGAAGCTACTGTTTTTCCTAACGCTTGCATTGTTTTTCTCTCCTTTTTTACCTTTGTTTTTAAACTCTATTTCTGCTGCATTAACATCAGCTAAAGTACGAATGTTTTTATTAACCCACTGTTTTAAAATGCCCTCAGCATAATTCCATTTCTTTTGCTGTTTCAAAGCACGTTCCATAGCTGCTTGTACAAGTTCTTCGCTTGTATCGTTTACCCATTGCGAAATACTTTCGGCTATGAATGAATTTAAAATACCGAAATTATTTTCGTAGAAAGAGAAGATACTACTACTTTGTATATTAGTATTTTGTTTATTAGTACTTAGTTCTTTAGTACTTAGTAGCGATTGATTTTCTACTGGTAGATTCTCCACCGGTGGTTTTTCCACTAGTTGATTTTCGACTTGTGGTACTTCATATATAATCATTTCCCATTTGCTAATCTTTCCGTCTTCTCCTTTAATTGGGAATCGTTTAACATAACCGCATTCCTTTAATTCCTTCATTCCAGCTTTCAAACTTGCTATCCCATCCTTAGAATGCTTTGTTACTTCTTCCATATAAAAAATCCAATCATCTGGAAGTGTAAGAATATATGCTAAAATCCCTTTCGCTTTCCAACTTAACCTTGTATCTTTGAGACCTGTATTATTTATTGTTGTATAGTTCTTATCTTTATTAACCCGAAATGTAGCCATTAATTTACCTCCTAATACAACTCGCAACAAGAGCTTGCCCGCTCTTTTTACAACCTGTTGAATTTCATAATGTGGATAACCACCTTTGAAATACTGTTAAATCATTTGCTTTAATTCGTCGCTGCTTTTTGCTAAGTCCTAGAATCTAGTAGGTAATAGCACTTGATATTCATTTAAATCCATATACTATTTACCTACTTTCCGTGATATACTTATAACAAGTGTTTTTTCTTAGAGGACCCACTGTCATGGGTCTTTTTATTTTGTTTTACGTCACTCCAAGCCCATTGTTTTATCGGTTCATAAGTAATGTAGAGTAGCAATGCACTGAATCCGATAACCATTGCAAATACTACTAATGATGTTATATCCTCCATCACGCTGAAACCCCCTTCTCTAACCAATTAAAAAATGCATCTCTTGGAACCACTTTCTTTCTTCCAATTTTCACTAAAGGAAAACCCTTTTGGTCCATAATGTCGTAAGCTGTTCTTTTTGCAACGCCTAATATTTCTTCTACATGTTTTACGTTTAGCATAATCGGATAATCGCCTGCACTATCATGAGTGACTGGAATGTTATCTAGCTTTTCTACAGTTGTTTGCCTTTCATCTTCTTTATTGAAGCGAAGTAATTCGATTGCATCCCAAAAATCTTCATCGTCCCACCCCCTTTGAGCTGTGAACTTTGTAATTGCCAAAGCTATTTGAACTGTTGATTTTTTCATTTTCCCTTCCTCCTATCATTAAAATTCGTCAATTCGACGACTTTTATCCAAAAAAATTTCTTCAATATTCACACCCAAACATTCAGCCAATTTAGGTATCTTATCAGCATTTAATTTTCTCTGACCGTTTTCAATATAGGAAATAGCAGATGAACTACTAAAACCAAGATTTTTTGCTAATTCTTCTTGTGTTATTTTCTTTTCTTTTCGTATATGACGTATCCTCATACCTATTGTCAATCACATCACCCCCTAAGTCGTCATTTTGACGATTTGTTATTTTATTATATGTCGTCATTTTGAAGAAGTAAATATATTTTTTGTCATTTTGATAATTTTTTTTATCAATTTGATAAAAAACGGTGTAAAGTCGTCAGAAAGTATATATACTGTAGATAATAATAATTCGAATGTACTGCAAAAGAAACACAAAATAGGAAATTATTCGCAAAGGGGGGGGATATATGAATTTGGGAGAAAGATTAAAATCCTGCCGTAAAAAAAGCGGTTATACTCAAACCTATATAACTGAAAAATTAAAAATACATCGCGGAAGTCTCTCTAGTTATGAATCTGGAAGACGAAAACCAGACTATGAAACTTTATCTAGATTAGCTGATATTTATAAAGTATCAGTAGATTATTTATTAGGAAGATCGACTGACGAAAGGCTAAATGCAGAACAAGATAAACAAGCTACAGAAATAGGAAAAAAAATTGAACAGCTTATATCTAAATTATCAGAACAAGAACAGAAAAAAGCTTGGGAGCAATTAGAAATGTATGTTCAATATCAACAAACTAGAGGACGAAAGTAATAATAGTTTCTCCAATTTTTATTTAACAATTGGAGAAACTATTATTCTATTTATCTTCAGTATATATTTTAGATAATAACTCACTTAACTGTTCTTCAATAGTAAATGTATTAACTGTAATTCCTTCTAATATCCACTTAACAGCTAATTCTCTTGTTATTTCTTTTTTCGTCATCTCGCATCCCCTAAATTCCATTCCATTTTTATTTGTTTTCACAAAAATCTCTCCTTTTCCTTATAATGTTAATAGTAGTTCTCTATCTGTGAAATAACAAAAAATGGTATTTTTTCTGTTTTTCTGCATTTAACAAAAAACAGAAAATTCCCATAACGCACGAATGGCACCGCTTTTGTTTAGCGGTGCCATTCTATAATAAAAATCATTACCATCCTGAGGGGTCATTAACATAAAGTACATGCTGGTAATCCATTTCCTTTACTTGTACTTCATTTTTCCAACTTTCATTTATTTCTAAATAAAATAATCCTAGACTAGTAACTATCATTGCAGTTATCATTATTTTTTTCATTTTATTTCACCAACTCCCTAATGCATAGTATACTATTTTTTAAACTAAACCCAAATATTTCATAGGTGCATATGAGTAAAAAGTATTTCCAATCACATTACTCATTTCTAAAGCTAATCTTGCTATGTTTTTATCTGATCTTAACAGAGCCATGTAGTATAACTGGATGTCGCTCAACCTACCATTTTTTCTTTCCAAACTTTTTAATATACGCTCAGCTTCTTCCAGTTCACCTTGCTTTATTTTTAAAAATGCTAGTTCTGCCAAATGCAGTCTCTCAATTTCTATTTCATCAATATCTTTCCAATGAAATATTTGAAAAAAAGCTAATGTATTATATATCATATTTCTTGTTTCGATGATACCTGGTGCGTCAAATTCCTTTAAAATGTCCAATGCTATCTTCAAGTATTTCTTCATTTTAGGATAACTAGAAAACCCAAAACTTTCTCCAAGCTTAAAATATGCTATAGCTTTTGGAATAACTAAAAATGAATCTTCTTCGCTAATGTCTATAATTTCTTTACATAGTTTTCGTGTTCTATACACATCACCTTGTCGAAGAGAAATAACACCTAGCGCTTCTTTATAGCGAACATTTAGTGTTTTGCAAAAAAATCTATTCTTTACTCCCTTTATACTTTCACCAATATCCTCCAATTGCGCTTCTACTAAATCATGTTGTCCTGACCTATACCATAATCTACACAACAGAATCTCTGTTAAAATACTCATTTCTAAACTACCAGCTTTTATATACTTTTTTCTCAGTCTTTTAAAAAAATCTTTTTGCTCCAATTTCCCAGTATAATTTTGCTGAATTAAATCATAAATTTCTAGCGCTTCTTTATCTACTATATGTTTTTCAATCTTTTTGTTGTTCAAAATCTTTTTATTTATAACCTTCTCAATTAGTTGAAAATCTCCTTGTAAACTAGCATATTCCAATAATTCTCTTATATATTCTTGTTTAGGCTGATTTAAATACTGTTCAATAATATTCTCTTGCTTATTAGAATCGTATACAATATTCATTGCTGTGGCTAAATGTGCAAAACGGATTTTCCCACTTTGGAAAGCATCTGTAACTCTACTAGAAGAGGTACCCCACATTTTTGCTAATTTTGTATCGGTTATTCCTATAGAATGTAAATCATTATGTAATTTCCCTAATACTTGCTGCATACTTACCTCCCTCTCCAAGCATAATTCTCTAACCTAACTTTTCGGCACAACAGATTTTGAAAGGTTATACTATATTGAGTTTAAAAATGTGCATTATTGTGTCATTAGGTAAACGTAATAATTGTGATTTAACTACTTTTACAGAATCCAACATAATTAATTATATTTTTCTGAATTAACTGTCAAATAATCTTGAAAATCCCCTATAATCATTGATATGACTGATATTACACGTTAATTTAATAGATTTATTATACCATATCTTCAAACTATAAATTCCAATTTCTCAATAAATTTCATATTGAGAAATAATTATTCTTAATTTTCATTCAATGACTAAGAGTAGTTTTCCAAAATTACTATACTCAAAATATGAATACCATTGGGAAACAGATTGGCATCAGCCAGATGTGGAAAGTTTAAAATGTTTGTGTTCAATTTTCGGAATTTCAACAGACACACTTATCGGCTTCGAGAACGAACAAAACAACCCATTACCCTATTTATAA